TCTGCCACCTTTTTGGGCATGGCTGCAAGCTCTTTTTCGGTAGGAGTTTTAGTTGCTCGAATTTCTTTAATAGCAGCTTTACGTTGTTCTTCTTGGCGTCTTTCAACGGCACTGCCTGCCATTGCATCTTCTTCGAGGCGAATACGCGTTTCTTGATATCTGGCCATATCCTACCTATCCGATGAAGTTTCTAATAAGAGTTCTAGCATCACTTAACTGTTGCTCTCTTACTACTGGCGAATCTTTAGCTTCAGGCAAAGTATATAAATACTTTTCCCAATCATTAAATGGCATAACCTTATCTCCTGAATATACTGGAGCAAGTCTTGTCAAGTCTACTTGATTCTGAGGAATTCCTGTAAATCTAGAGTAAGCAGCTAGGTAAGTTCCTAGTGCCTCTTTAGGGCTCAGGCCCTGCTGAATGTAATCTTTAAGAGCAGGCATAGCAACCTCTGCTTGAAGTCTAATCTTACTAAGGTTATTCTCTAACGCTTGCTTACTGCGTATTGAATTAATAGCTAGTTTATATAAGGACTTATCATCAATAGGAATACCATAGTCTCTGTACTCTTCGCGCAGGGCATTGTAAGTACCACCAAGGGCACCCTTTCGCATAAGCAAACTATCTGCTTCGTCAACGCCATCTTTAAATACTTCTTTTGCTTTATTCTGAACCTCGTCAAGAAGTAGCTGTTGACGCTCTAGCTGAGTTAATGCTCCCCCACGCTTCTTCTCTAAATCATTAATCTTCTTAGCATAGCTTTGAGCTTCGCTCTTGCTAGCCTTAACATCTAGATAATCAAGAAGAGACTGTTGTAATTCTACCACCAAAGCATCAGCTGGAGTTAAGGCAATCTTACGAGCAGCTCCAACCTTTGTGCCAGCTAAGTCAAAGAATCCTTGAGCTACGGTTGGGTTAGCAACTAACTTATCTACAGCAGTGCCATAGCTATCACCAGTAGTGTCAGCATAGCGCATGACATTTTCTAGCGCGTCCATATCTTCTTCTCTGACGGCTATGTTTCCGCCAGCAGAAACTAATCTTAAAAGATAGTCTTGGGTTGGTGCTTTGTTTCGACTATACAGACCAGGTATCTGAGCAAGTTTTGCTAGGAGTTCAACCTTCTGCTCATTGGTTAATGTTCCAAATATCTTGGCGCCATCACCAGGAGCATATTGAGTTACCCCATAAGTCTTCTTGGTAACATCATAATACTTTTTAGTTTTTGGTTTTGGCTTTCTGATGACTTCTTCGCCAGTAATTATTGGAGTACCAACAGGTACGCCAGTAAGGCCTGTCTTTTTGGTATCGGCGGTAGTTGTTGTTACAGTAGCTGCAGCTTTCTCAGCTTCAGCAGATGGGCCAAGGTTGCCAGATGGTTTTGGGGAAGGAGCTGGAGAGGCGCTTGGCTTGGGGCTTGTAATACTCATTATCCTTCTAACTCCTCTTTAAAGAACCTGTAATAAAATTTATAGAACTCTGGATTTCTTTGTAGAATTTGTTTAACTTGTCCTGCTAGCCACTCACGTTGTGGTAGCGCACCCTTTTTAGCAAGGCTATCATTGTCTATACCAGCTGCTTCTAAGGCTTTGTCTCTTAGATATAGATAGTCACGAAGTCCTGCTACAGCGTCTGAATCCTCAAAGCGTATATCTGTTGCCATTCTACGAAGCTGTTCTTTGGTACGAGCCTCCTTATATGGGTCAGTCTCTTGACTAAGGCCTGCTTTAATGAAGGTGTCACGAAGGTTCTTACGTGCTTCTTCGTACTCTTCCTCACTAAAATCACCAGATATTAGACGAGCCATTAGCCTATCATCGGCTGCATAGAAGCGTAAACTTGTAGCTCTTTGTACCAGTTCCTGAGAAGTAAACTTTTGTTTCTCTCCAGCACGGCGCTGCCAACGGTATAACTCTGTAGAGAATCCACCAGCAGGGTATGCATATCCATAAGTATCAGGATATAAGTCCACAACTTCTGGCTCTCGCTGAATTAACTCGTATGTCATTAGGTTAGTAGGGGCGCCTGAAGACGTATTGATGATAGCAAATATAGCCTCTGGGCCGTATAGGTCTAAGAAGTCAGCATAAGCCTTGTTGTAATTACCACCAGCTGCTACTTCTAACTGCTTGAAGTCATTATACAAAGCAGTAGATAGTACAGCATTTCCATCGTCAAGAGTGCTTAATCCCTGTGGCTGTAATGGGAATGGAGAAACTAATCCAAATAAACCGCGGAATACTGTAAACCATTTAGCAAACTTGTCAGTATCCCTCATTAACTGAGCTTGGTCTTCTATGTCATTTAAGTCATAGTTTCCACCGCTAGCTAGATAGTTCATAACAGGAGCAAAAGCAGCTGCATATGATTCTTCTTGTCCAGGGAAAAAAGCTAATAGTCTACGCCAGTTACCAGGAAGAAATCCTTCAAGTACGCCTTGTTTTAAGTCAGGCTCACCGAATGGAAAAATTATTTTATTTATACCGTCTCGCATACCAATCGGCGCAATGTTGATTGGGTTAACACCCAATTCATCTAATGCTATTACCGACATCTGTAGTCCTGGGCCAAAGCCTGGCATAATGCTACCTGATGCAAATGCGAAGTTCAATGATTGCGGCGTTGCAGCAATGGCATAAGGGCCTTGCTTGCTTAACCCTTGACCAGTCCTTAGGTTTGATAGGAAGTTAAGACCAGTACCTAGGAACGGAATAAAGAACTTACGTTGCCCATCTAATGGGTCATTAAAGAAGAAACCTTGGTTAGGGTCATAGTAGTCTTTAGCATCTGTTAAAGAATACAGTGCTGATGACTCTGGCTTTGTAAGCCATTGTAAACTCTTTTGAATCTTGTATACTTCCATTGGGTTGTCCAGAGCAATCTGGCCCCACTTACGGATAGTATCTTCCCAAGCTGCACCGAATGGTGCAATCAAACGTAGCTGATGGAATATTAAACGTTTACGAGAAGCATCATAGAATAAATCTGCAACACGCTTGCTAGCTACAAAGGAAGCATACTCATGGGCTTCAGCTGCAGTGATATTACCATCACCCTTAGAAGTCTTAAATGCTTTCCATACTGCATGCTCTTTGCCTATTGGCTGTCCCTTAAAGGTTGTTAATGGAGTCAAAGACTTCTTAGCAACACTACCTAGCTTTGCAACAGCTTCAGCATCTAGCGCACCAGAGATGTCATAGATAGCATCCCAATATGACTGACGCCACTCTGGACCCATCGTCGATGTCTTCTCAAGCTTAACAGCTTTTTTAAAGAACCACTCAGATAAACGAGTAAACTCAGTGCCAATTTTACCTGTGCTCTCAAACTTAGCTTCAGGAACATTCATAAGCAATCCGTCCCAATTGCCCTTACCATCAAAGGATTGCTTTAATACATTCGCAAACTCTTCATTAGCGTCTTTAAGAGCTTTTCTACCTGCTGATACTTCAGCAGCATTGCGAATTGAATTCTCTGCAGACTGCCTACCTTTAGGTACTTCAATCTTAAATCCTGGTTTATCGATTCTACCAAAAGCAATCAGATTCTTAATTGCTTGAGAAGCTTCGCCACCCATACCTGCAGCTTCTTCAATACGGGCAAGAAGAGATACTGCTTTAGTGCCGTCTGTCCCAGTAAACAGATAGGTCATAGCACCTTCTGGGCTAAGCAACCAATCACGAATCTCAGGCTTCTGAAGTTTAGCAAACTGAGTCCACTCATCTTTACCAGCTCCAGCTAGTAGGTAATCTACCGTAGCCATCTGATTATCTAAAGTAGGACCAGTACGAGCTACCGCTCTACCTGCGATGGAGTTGCTAAGAATGCGAATTTCATTAGCAAGACCTTCCCACCAACGGGGATGTCCAAATGCTCTAGGCTGGAAACCAGCAAATGACATAACGCTGCGAGCGTCATTATCTATTCCGCTCACTCCAGCAGTCATAAACTTAATGTACGATTCAGTTGCGTCGTGAGCAGCAACTTCTGCCACGAATTCATCTTTAGCAGAACCTAGTTTAAAGCTTTCATCTGTTACTGTATTTTTGAATGGGTCAAACTTATTTAATACAGCACGCCAAGAGGAACCACCGTCCCTGCCTAGCCACATACCCATAGCCATAAGTGGGTTGTTAAAGAATGATATATGTCCTGTGCCTAAAACACGAATCTGTTCCTCAGCAATGTTACGCATAATATATGCTGGGCGTACAAGTACGATACGTTTCCAAACAGTATTAGTTAAAAAGTCTGTTAACTCTTTGGTGTTTTCTGTAACTTTTCCAAGCTTATTTACAGAAGAAATTACATCTAATAACTCACGAGCATCAGGTAAATATACTACTGAATTAAGATACTCAGAGTCTAGGTGTGGACCAGTAATAGTTACTTTCTTATTTCCAGAAAGTACGTAATCTATTTTTGCTCCAGCTGCGTGGCGAGCTGACCAGTAGGTTGACATCTGGTCTTTGCCGCTTCTAAATATACGGGTTACTTCTTTAAGTAGCTCTGGATTGATATACTTCTTATCTATATTAGCCGCTAATATCTCATCAAAAAGTCTAGCAGAAGCAGTATAACCTGCCTCAGAAGCGTCATCTGTTAGCGCTACAATGTCAGCTAGCTCATCTAACTTAGCAGCAGATACATTTGTAATACGACCATATGAGTAAATCGCGTCAATCAATCCATCTTTATCAGAGGCATGAATAGCTTTACCTCTAGGTACAACTGTTAAGCCTTTATTGTAAGCTTCTACAACTTTATTGTAGAATGGCATCTTACGAAAGCCGCGAGCCCCAAGGCCTTTGATTGAATCAACAATCTGAGCTACCTGACCAGGAACAATCTTGGAACTAAGCATCTCTCCAACAGCTTTTCCAGTTGCTGTACCTCTATCAAGTACACCAGCAGCTACTGTTCCCTTAGCAATAAAAGGAGCTAAAGCACTTAATACTTCTTCACGGTTAGATGCAGCAGCAATAGCCTTTGCTTGCTCAACATTAAAGCCACTACGTCCACCTGCTGACTTACCTAAACGCCAGATTTCTTTCCAGTCTGTAATCTCAGCAAGGGCGTCAATAGCAGGGGCTGCTGCAGAGCTACTTAAGAATCCAGCTACTGCTTCAGGGTCATAGACGATGTTATCATACTCGTCTGACTTTTGAACTCTTTCGTTCAGAGCAGCAACAAACTCATCTTGCTTAGCAGCTCTTTCGGGTCCTACTAAGTTATCTAATTCTCTGGATGATTGGTTGATTCTAGCTGTAAGCTCATCAATTTCTGCATCAAGAATGGCTTTTTGCTGGTAAGCTTTAGCAGCTTTTACACCAGTTGATGTTCTAGCTACACGCTCTGCTTCTTTTGCTGCTCTTTTTATTCTACTATATACAATAAAAGTGTCAGTCTTGATAGCAAAAGCTAGGTTTCCTAGAGCAACCATTACGTTACCGTAGCTAGTATCAGCATTACCGAAGGTAATAGCATTGACTACTGGGTCAGCTAGGTAAAATGGGCGCTGATAAGTCCTGTTGCCTACCTTAACATTGACTGCAGCTATATCCATCTGTGCTTTACGCGCTGCAAAGCCAGCACCTGACTCTTCAGATGGAAAAAATCCTGCACCTAAATCTATTTTTTTCTCAGCAACAAGCTGTTTAGCAACCTGAGTAAGCTTTAATTGATTTAAAATAGAACCTGGACCGCTAGATAGTCCTAAATCTTCACGAGTTTTAGTTAGGTCGGTAGGTTGCCGAGTCCAAAAATTAATATCTCCGCGTACTGCTGCATCAATATCTTCTTTTAAGGTACGAGCAGAAGCTTGTATTAACTCTCCTGGGGTTTCGCTTATAATAGCAACGCCACGAACAAGACCCTTTAGGGTTGACCACAGCTTACCACGGAACTTACTGTTAAACTTTTCATTAGAAATACGCTGTGCTTCAGCAAAAGCATCTAGTTCTCGCTGGGCGCGAGTTTGTGCATCAATGTCAGCAAGTGTCTTAACAAGATTATTGTTAGGAACTGCGCCATATGACGCCAAACTAGCAAGTAATCCACCAGAAAGGGTAGGAGTTTGCGTAATTAAACGGCGAGCTTTCTCGCCTTCCTCACCAGTAAGCAGCTCAGAAGCTTTAACTAACTGTTGATAGTCAGCTTGATTTTGCGTAAGCCTGTTCTCTTGTACGCCAGTGATTGTCCAGGTACCATCTGGATTCTTTTTTACTGCTGGCTGACTCACATGTTACCTATCTGCTGGTCTACCAATTCTAGGATGCGACGCAAATCCTGGTTACGTGGGTCGCGGATATACATGGCACGAATAGCTTGAATACCGCTATCTACATCTTGTCCCATACCAACGCCTTGTGGTAGGTTTAATACTTCAGTACCAGGACCTGGGCCTGCATCTACACCATAAGTAATTGGTTCATCAGGGCGCTGAGTTGGTGCATCTAATGGAATTAAAGGCTCTTGTACAAGCTGCCTAGCGATACCCATTTGTCCTGTAGGAGCAGTTGGTTTGATAGGAGCAGCGGCACGCTGTTCGTTAACAGCCTTATTCATTCCATAAGTAAAGCCTGAATAGTCAGTATTCATCCCGCTTTGTCCATTTCCACCAAGACCATTAACATTGGCTGGATTATACTGAGGCGCTGTAGGGCGCGGGCCACCACGATTCTCAACGGCCATTTGTATCCTCCTCAGGAACATAAGAATATTCTTCTGCTGATAGCAGCATACCCTTGGCTAACCAAGGATTCATGTTTTCACTTACATCTGTCATAAGGTAGCGTGTGCCTTCGTAGTCACTCCACTCACTTACTAATACCCAGCCAGTACATATCTGGCTTTCTGAATCTTCTAACTCTTCGGCAAGTACTCTCATCGCCTTATCAATAGCTTGACTAAACTTGCTCATTTGAGCTGCTCTTCTACTTGGTATGGTGGGGCTGTGTATACACTAATTCGTGCAGCCACTTCCATTGCACCGACGACATCGCTACCCGCGTAAAGCGCTCCAAGAGCGTAACTACCACCGCTTCCGATTGCGTAGAATCCTTCTTCACTTTTCATTACCGCCAAGTCTTGGTCAACATCAAATAGCTCACCACCTACTGCGATGAGAAATTGAAATCTTAATCCATCTTTATTCTTATCATGAGGTTCATCAAAGTTATAACCATTCTCTGTAAGACACTTACGAAGAGAAGGCATAGCCTTGACTATCATGTAGCGATAGGCATCTTTCTTGTCCTTCGCTGAAAATACTGGTGGAATCCAAATGTTCTGGGCAATGTCGCAGGGAGATACTTCTCCCGCTCCTGCTATTAGTAACGCACCGCGTGATGATATCTTACGCATTAATGGATGTGAGTAAGATTTCCCACTATCATCTGTAATGCGACTGTCAGCAACAATGACAGACTTGTCTTTGTATTCGACTCCAATAATCGTTGTCATTGTCCCCTCCTAGATTATCGTCGGCGAATAGTTCTTACACTTGCGTTAGCTTCTCCACTACCTGTAAGGCTTGAAAGAAGACTCATAATATCTGGGCGTCCTTGCTCTACTGTAGGAACTGGTACTTGTTCTTCAGCAAGAGCGCCTCCTACTGGAGCGCCAGCGGGAGCAGGGGACGGTTGCTCAACCATCGGGGCACCAGCAGGAGGAACCTGTTCGACAGGTGCGAAGATTTCTTCAATCGCATCCTCTATCGCTTGTCCTTTTTGGCGAGCTCTAATTACCTGTGCAATCTTAGATACTATCTGACTTGCATCTCCACCTGTTGCGGCAATCTGTGGGATTGCCTGGGTGTATGCTTGAAGCGAAGCAAGAAGAGCTGTACGCATATCTTCAATTTCAATCTTCTCAACTTCTTGACTTACGTTAACTGTAAATGGTAGTTCACGCATTGCCATATCCTTGGAGATTAATTTACCACCAAGTGCCTGTAGCATGAATATCAAACCTTGTGCTGGGTTAAGACCAGCAAGCATACCGTAGCGTACATCAGCAGAGTAATCACCCTTGATGTCCTTCTTAGGATTATAACTAATCTCGTAAGGAGCACCAGCATCTACACCGCGAATTGTCTTCTCTTCTGGGAAGATAAGTTCATCAACCTGGAAGCAGACTTGAATGACGTCACGGAGGGCGCTGGCGAAGATTGCCTGTGCAGATTTGACCTGAGTATCGAATGCACCCATGAGAGCCTGTACGCCCTGACCCGTGACAACCGATGCATTAATGTTACCTGTACGTCCCTCAGGGTAACGTGCTCCAACACGCAATTCTTGATTAAGCAGAGTCTGCTCAGTGAATGCGCCTTGTGGAAGTGTAAGCTCTACGCGGCGTACACCAGCTGGATTTGATGTGCGGATAACCGCATCGCCACCAAGCTGTAGCTCTTGTACATCTTGTGGAAGTACGATAGGAGCTTGTACTGATTTCTCTGCTGCTTCCATAGCAAGAAGAGCAAAGCGGTTGCGGAGCAACTGAATACCTAATATGTCATCAAACTGTCCACGCAGTTCACCATCAATAGATGGTTTGCGGGCTACAATAATCATCATCTTGCCAAGAGGATTCTTAGCTTGAGATAATACAAGATTGTTTTTATCTGGTAGATATATTACCGATTGGTCTTTATCATAGTAACGAACCATTTCGATAAGAGAGTTTAAATCTTGCTTGTATCCAAGTCCACCAAGGAGCGCACGCTCATACTCAGGGAATTGTGCAACAAGCTCACCAAGAGTCATAGAGTAACGCTTAGCAAATGCTATGCATCGTCCGTATCTATCAAACTCTGGATATGCACCAACTGGATTCTCTAAACGAATACGAGGTAGCTTAGCTTCCGAATCTAATTCAATTACAAATGGCAGGAAGCCGTAGGTTATATACCAGTCCGCTCCCGAGTACATCTGCACAGCCATATCTGAATGGGCAAAGTAATTGCTCGCAATACGAGTACGCTTGTCAGCAAAGCTGCGAGCCCTGTCTGAAACCGAATTCGCCGCGGAGCAGTTGACCGCAGGCAGAGGCGCCATGACTTCAGATAAGTCTCTCGCAACAATATCAATAAAATTCGCAACGACATTTGCATCTACCCCATCTGGAAAGAAATCAGGATATACGCTGGCAATCTGACCTTTGCGGACAGCAAGGACGTCTTGATTACGAGCGTCCCTATCTGCATTACGAAAGCGCAGAGAGTCAACTCGTGCTGCAATCTGTTCAATTGTAAGTGCCATTATATCCTATCGATTCTTTATTCCGAATGGTCCGCCAGCAATTCCGCCACCTTTAAGTGGGGTAGGCGCAGTTTTAATTCTTCTTATTTCTTTAGGTTTATCTTCAACAAAACCTTTACCCTTAGTCCAACCCATACTCTTGCGTAATTCATCTACTATGCGTTTTGCTTCAGGAGTCATACGGTTAACAGGGTTAACATTAGAGTCACTACCTGAGCTTAAGCCACCACTGCTTCTAGCTTTTGCCATTTTAGTTCCTATCCGTATGTCTGTTGCCATTGCTCTGCAACAGCTTCATCTAAGTTGATTGAGAATCTTCTCTCCGTTTGAGCCCTTGTTGCCCAACGGTTTTGCATCCATCTTGCTGACTGTGAGTGTTGTTGCATTAACTCGCGGACGCGAATGACTGCAAACCAGAGAGCCATCACACAGTCTGTAGGGTTTCTAGTCTCAGGCTTCCAAGTAATCAACTGTTGTACTAAAGCCTTAAGGCCTTCGCTTCCTTCGTTAGAAGGTAGCTCTATCGAGTTGTTATCTTGAAATCGTCCATCTC